TCTTACACCGATAGCAGATATCATACCATATAGCATAAATGATACACCGCCGATGATAGCAGTTGGCATTGTTGATATAATAGCTGAGAACTTAGGGATGAATGAAAGTATAACAGCTAATACAGCAGCAATTCTTATAACTGCTGGGTCATAAACCTTTGAAAGTTCAAGTACACCAGTATTTTCTCCATAAGTTGTGTTAGCAGGACCGCCAAGAAAACCTGCAAATGCTGTGGCAAGACCATCACCCATAAGTGTGCGGTGAAGACCTGGCTCTGCGATGAAGTTCTCATCAACAGTTGCAGATATAGCTGACATATCACCAACGTGTTCCATCATAGTAGCAATTGCGATAGGAGCCATAACAAGTATAGCAGTTATATCGAATTTACATATCTGGAACTTAGGTATTCCAACCCAGCTTGCAGATGATACTGAAGCGAAATTAAGTATTGCAGAACCATCAGGGTTAGTAACACCAAAGGCATTAAGTATTAATGCGAATACATAGGAAATAACTACACCCATAAGGATAGGTATAATCTTAAACATTCCTTTGCCCCATATATTAAATATAACGATTACAGCTAATGCAACAAAGGCTAAAAGCCAGTTAGTAGAAGCATTGTTAATAGCTGATGAAGCAAGTGATAAACCTATACATATAATGATAGGACCTGTAACAACAGGTGGAAGAAATCTCATAACTCTGTTGACACCAACAATCTTAAAGATGAGGGCAACAATAAGATAGAATAAACCGGCGATAACTATTCCACCGCATGCATAAGCGGCTTTATCGTTGGCGCTCATATCTGTATATATTCCTGTATTTAAGTTGGCAACTGTGTAGAAACCTCCTAAGAATGCAAATGATGAGCCTAAAAATGCAGGTACTTTAAATTTGGAACATACATGGAATATAAGTGTACCAATACCAGCACAGAATAAAGTTACAGAAACTGTAAGACCTCTTGTTAAAGGTTCATTGCACGCACTCTGGAAGTATCCTGCTACAAGTATTGGAACAAGTATAGTTGCCCCAAACATTGCGAACATATGCTGTATACCAAGTATAAGCATTTTAGGAATACCGAGCTGGCGGGCATCACGAACAGCTTCCTGATTTTGAGTCTTTTCGTTCATTTGAGTCTCCTTTTTATTAAATTTTTTCTATGATACCATAACAATTTATCCTTGAAAAGAAAATATTAAAAATATTTTAGAAAAAAATTAAAAAAAGTATTGATATTCACGTGTACACGTAGTATAATATATTTAACAAAGAGATAAGACTAGACCGAATCGGCTAGCACTCATAGAAGGAGAAAATTATGAAAGAATTAAGTATTGAAGAAATGTTAAAAGAAATGAGCGAATACGGAGTTACAGAACAAGATTTAAAAGCAAAATATGATTATGATAAAAACGAAAGTGATTTTAAAGAAGATTTCAAAGATGTAAGCTTTGAAGAATATGTAAAATGTTATTATATGTCTGATAGATATATAAACGAATAAGGATAAATTATGAGAGGCTATAATATAGATGATTATATCGGAAAAAGATTTAATCATCTTACTTTAATAAAAAATTTGAATAAACTTGATAAACGTAACTCAAAATTGGCTCTTTTTAAATGTGATTGCGGAAATGTAAAAGAATTGGTCTTTACTCAAGTTTTAAATGGTGAAACTACAAGTTGTGGTTGTAAAAATAAAGGCAAAAACTCTAATTTAACATTAGCAAAAGTTAGAAAAAAACACATAGAATTTTATAAAAATAAAACACAGAAAAATAATAACACTGGCTACACTGGTATCTCTCGCATAAACAATAAATACAGAGTTAGAATACAAGTAAATCATAAGCCTAAACACATTGGATATTTTGATAATCTTCAAGATGCTATCAAAGCTCGTAAATCTGCTGAAGAAAAATACTTTAAACCGATTCTAGAGAAATATAAGGCAGACTAAACAGCCTGCCTATTTTGTTTTATTTCACTCCTCCAAGCCATTTGCAAAAGCCCATCTTGTAGACAGAACTTCCATTAACTTTATATCTTACCATCGCTCTGTCATTGAATATTCCAAAGCAGTCACATTCCTCTCGTGGGTCTAAACTTCCTATTTTTTTGGTACAAGCTGTATCTGCATAAACATTTTCAGTCGTACTTCCGTTTTTATACTTTCTCACTGGTTCATCACTTCCACTTTCTATATTTTTATTTTCTGTTACAGGTTTATCCTCTAAATAAGAACTAACCATATTTAAAAATCTTTGCCAACCTAAATCTAATGTTCTATGTGGGCAATATTTATTTGCAAAGTCTTGATGTTTTTTTACTCTATCTATTCCCCAACCATATTGTTTTAATAGATATGCTGTATATTCTGCTGCTAGCTTCTCAGCTTCTTCAAATTGTTCTCCACCAGATCTTGAATAACAAATTTCTAATGATATTCCTTTTCTGTTACCATTTCCGTTCCTTCCGTCTCCGGCATTCCAAGTATTTCGGTTAAATGGTATACCTTGTACAACTCTATAATTATCTATTGCACAATGATATGATACTTTATTGTTGTTTCCTATCATATAAGATATTTCTGACATTGCTGAGGCATCATTTGCTGTGTTATGTATTACAATAAATTCTGGATTCATTTCATACGGACACTTGATTGGATATTTACTTTTCGGCACTAACATCTTAGTTATTTGCATTGTCATCATCTCCTATTCCGTCTATTTCACTTCCAGAAAAGTCATTTTCTGATATATTTTTTTGATATAATTCTTCTTTGAACTCTACATTTTCTATTTGTATGTTATCTTCCATAACTATTCCTCCTTGCTATTTACTGCTTTTTGTCCCAACAAATACGTGCTTATAACACCGTTTACTACGGCTATTACTTGTACTATCTGTATTGCGTGTGGTATTGTTATTCCGTCTACAGCATTTATTCCTGCAACTAATGCACTTACTATTGCTAATATATTTATTGTGTATTTAGCTATTTTCTTTATTTTATCCATATCAATCACCTTTCCTCTCCAAATCTTCTATTCTATGATTTGCAACTTTCATCTGTTCTTCCAGCACTGGCACTCTTTGTGCAAAATTATTGTGTGCTCTTACTTCTCTTGTTAATTCTTCTAATTTAGTGTCTGTTACCGCCTGTTGAGTTGTTAATGCTGTTTCTATTTTTTTATTACTAGACATATTAGAAAAGACTACCCCGATTAAGGATAGCCCCCCTGTTATGATTGCTACAAGTATCGCTTCACTCATGTTATTCTTCTCCTTCTGCTACTTCTGTAGCTTCTTCTATATTTTCTACATATGTATCTTCAACTAGCAATGTTAATTCGCTGTATTCTTCATCACTTATTTTATTCATTGCATAAAATACATTTAATTTGTTCTCTATGTCTGTCTTTTCTTTGTAGTACTTTTTTACTATTAATTTCTTTAATAATTCTACTATCATTTATTCCACCTCGCTTTCTACGTCTTTTTGTAAGTTATCTAATAATAATGCACTTGTTTGTGTTGTACTTAGTAGTTGTTTTATTTC